GTAAGGGGAGATTTAAAATGGCAACAATTAGTTTATCAAGAAAGGCCCTGAGAATGGGTAAGGCGGGCGTACCTGTCAATGATTGGAATGATCTGATAACGGTACTTAATGCTATAGTAACACTTAATACAGATTTGAAAACTCAGTATGCTGCTCTATTAGCCAAACTAGATGCTGATGGCGGTGTAACAGACACGGATTATGCTGCAACTGTAGGTACAACTGCTGCTACACCTGACAGTTTAGCATTGGTAAAATAGTCTGTTCATAAAAATAGGTTGTACACAAAAGGTGAACATTGGATATTCTTGAACAAAAAATAAAGTCTGTTTCGGCTGAATCTAAAATAGCAGCACTTAGAGCCATTTATGCTAAAGATTTTAAATTATATTTAAAAAATTTAGTATATTCTTTAGATGAACATTCTAAAACAGGAGAAGCAATCAAAAGACTTCCTGATTGGGACTATCTATATGAGTTGGCTGATGATCTGTTAAAATATAATTGGATATTTGTGTTGAAATCCAGACAGATCATGGCAACATGGTTATTGGTAGCTTATGAATTATGGATAATTCTTTTTCATAAAGGAAAAAAAGTAGCATTTCAATCTAAAAAAGGAGATGATGCTGATTCTTTAATTCAGAGAGCCAAAATTATTTATGATAAATTGCCAGGTTGGAAACCCCAGGCAGATTTTAGTTATTGCCGTATTAAAATACCTGAAATGTATTCTGATGGATTTGGAATTCCACAAGGGCCAGAACAGGCTAGATCATATACTTTTAGTAGTTTCTTTTCAGATGAATTTGGTTTTCAAGAAAATAGAGAGAAAACTTTTGCTGCATCCAAGCCCGCTGTAGATGGTGGTGGACAGTTTATTGCTATTACAACTCCCCCAGAAGAAACGGACTTTGTTTCAGTATGGGAAGGAAATGAAGTATTTCAAGAACCAAAAGGCAAGTTTGTTAAAATTCACTATAGTCGCAGACCAGACCGTGATGAGGCATGGAAACAGGAAGCAAAGAAAGGTTATACAGAAGATGATTGGAACCGCGAATATGAGTTAATCAGTGTTCCTAGAGGACTTCGTAGAGTATTTAATTGTTTCTTCGTTACTAAACACGTTAATCCTTTTTTAATATACCAACCTGGCCGACCTGTATTAAGAGGTTGGGATTTTGGTTTTGTAAGACCAGCGGTAGGATGGAGTCAAATTACAGATAGAGATCATTGGAATGATTTATATGAATTGCTCGGACATAATGAAGATTTGGAAACATTTGTTCCTAAAATAATTAAAGAATCAAATTTACATTTTCCAGATGCTCAATTTATAGAGTATGTAGATTATGCTGGCAATCAGAGATCAGATAAAAGTAAATTAACTTCAATTCAAATTATGAGAGATTTATTAAAAATTCCAACTAATCAACCTATTTATTGTAAACCCAGATTAGATATAGAAGAAGGACATAAGATTATTAGAAATAAAATGATCACAATGAATGGAGACAGGCCTACTTATCAGATTCATCCATCATGTAAACACTCTATTGATGCGTATAGTTATGGCTATTTATACAAAGCTGACGGAATAGATATAGTGGCCGATAAAGGTCATGGTAAAGAAAAAGAAAAAGATTATTATAAACACTTAATGGACGCCCGAAGATACCGTATGCAGAATATCTATAGTCCTATAACAGGAGGGCATCTTAATATAATTACTAAATTAAATGCTCGTAAAACTTCTAGCCCTATAAGTATTACACAAAGACTTAATGCAAGAAAGGTGAGTTAATGCCAACAGTAATAAATGATAAAGAAAACTATATGGGCGAATCAGACCAGGAGTTCACCATTGATCCAAAGAATTATGCTAGTGATGAAGAATTATCTGGTCGAGCATTGGAGTTAGTACGAAGTATTGGTATAGAATTAGAAACTAGACGTTCTTCTTTAAATGAAAGATATCTTGAATACTACAATGCTTATCGTTGTCAATTCGACGTCCGTTATTATCAAGGAGAATCGCAAGTTTATATTCCAGAAATTCGTAAAATTGTAGAACAGTGGGTAAGTAGAGTTAAAAAAGCCTTATTTCCTACAGATGATGTTTTTGAAGTTGAACCTATTGATCCAGAGCAAGAAGATGAAGCTGAATTAATAGAAGATTATTTAAAATGGACTATTGATAAAAGAGTAAAATTAAAATCTTCTATAGATCGTTTTCTTAGAAATCTGGGACTATATGGGTGGGCATTGGTTGAATGTGGATGGGAAGAAGATATTAAAAAGGTGCTTGGCCTTGCCAAGAGACAGAAACCAATATTTATTACAGAAGTTGATCCAATTACAGGAGAGAAAACTCAAGTAGAAACTGGTGAAGTTGAGACAGAAGTTTATGAGACTGTAAAAGAAATTGTCAAAAAAAGAAATCCAACTTTTGATTCTTTAGATAATTTTGCTGCTTATATGTGGCCTAATACTGCCAATTCTATAGATGAAGTATATGGGGTTTTAACTTTTAGTAAACCTACATTGAATGATTTATTAGTCAAACAGCATAAAGGAATTTATGAAAATATTCCAGACCATGTTTCAGAACGATTAGATATGATGGATCAATGGAAATGGGCATTAGAGGCAAGATTAAATGTTGATGGATTGTCTGATGAAGAATATAGAAATATTGTTCCTAGACTTACATTAATTAAATATTATGGACTATTCAATTGGGGAACAGAAACAAATCCAGATGAGCAAGAAACAGTTATTACAACTATTGGTGGGAATATTTGTATTGAGCTAAGAAAGTGTCAATACTATGATCAGGATAAACCATATCTTTTAGCCAGAATTAATGAATTACAAAATGAAACTCATTCAATGGGTATTGTAGCTCCTTTGATATCTATGCAGTGGTATTTGAATGATACAGCAGCACAAACATTTGACAGTAGTTATTACAGTTTAAATCCGATTGTCAAATATAATCCTGGTATGGTTTTAAATATTGATTCTATTGCTTTTGCGCCAGGGGCTATGTGGGCTTTGAGCGATCCTACTGCTGCTGATATTATTAGACCACCGGAAGTTGCTAGTCTTGGTTTTCAAATTATGGGGGCTGTTAAAAGTTATATTGAAGAATATCCTGGTTTACAGAATGTACCTATTACTGGGCGAAAAGCTGCATTACATATTCAGGCATTACAAGAACAATATTTAGTACCAATCCAACAGGTTGTAGAGAATTTAGAAGAAACTGTTATGTCCCCCTGGTTAAAGAAAGCATATAATCGTATTCAACAGTTTTTAAATAAGGCTGAAATTGTAAAGGTTACAGGTAAAAATGGTATGAAATATTGGAGAACCATTTCGCCTGAGAATCTAGTTGGAGACTATAATTTTTATTGGCGTGGAGCAAATCAAACAACTAATCTTCATGTAAAGTCTCAACAGATAGCCCAATATTTAAATACATTGGCTCCTTGGGTTCCATTATTTTTACAGACACAGAAGATACCAAATGTTCAATGGTTATTTGAACAATACTGGTCAGATGGTTTGGGATTAAAAGGCAAAAATAAATTATTTGATAGTTTAGCTGATTATCCTAGTCTTGAACCTGAGATTGAAAACTTTATTATGTCTCTTGGTAAACCATTGCCTACTAGTGTTGCTGATGATCCACAATATCATATGCAGGTACATGAGATTCTTCTTCAACATGAAAGTCAAGAAGTAAGACAGATTGGACAGATGCATATTCAGAAACATAATGAAGATTTAGTAAAATTGCAGAAGTTGATGCAGCAACAAATTCCTGCTCAAGACATACAGAATCAAAATGAGGCTGAAGCTAGCGGAGAAGAAGTACAAGGAGAAAGACAAATGGAATCTAACCAACCAGTTTAATAAGGGAGGAATAGTAATGCCTATGCAATATAATACCTGGGAAAAAGCTGAAAAAAGATATAAAGAAATGGGAATGTCTGAAAATCAAATTGGACAATATAAAAAATCATGGATGAAGAAACATAAAAAAGATACTTCCATAGCTGGTAAAATTAAAAGTAGAAAGAAAACATTAGAAGAATTAGAGCAATCATTAGATGGGAAGGAATTTTAAAGATGCCACTTACTAAAAAAGGACGAGAGATTAAAAAGGCTATGCAGAAACATTATGGTAAAGAAAAAGGTGAACAGGTATTTTATGCTTCTGAGAATAAAGGAACGATCAAAGGCGTAACTAGAAAAGAACGGAAACTTGAAAAACGACTAAAGAATAAGAAAATTTAACATGAAGATTGATCTAAATAAGTATGATTTTGGTATTGATGAAATTGAAGCAGAACCAAAAGTAAAGAAGTTTAAACTACATTTAAAACCAAAAGATAAACAATTAGGTTATACCAAAAAGCCTAATACAAAAAGGGTGATAGATGGAAAAACCGATAATTAAAAAAATATCTGATCAAGCTAGTGAACATTGTGCCAAGATTCTTGAAAATATTAAAGCTGCCGAAGAGTTTGATGAATTGTGTAAAACAAGTCCTGATATGGTTAAACAAATATTTTTAGATGGTATGAGAACAGATTTTTGGAGATTATTTAAAGGATTGCTTTATAGAACAAAGTATTCTATGGAGCAGAATCTACAAGCTAAGTCATGTAATACTTTAGATGATTTAGTTATGTTAGGAAAATTTAATACTATTTATAAACAAACAGATGAGATAGTGAATATGCCAGAAGCTATTGTCAAAACACTATTACATCGTAAAGAAAAGCCAATCGCCGGAGGGCGTTAATCTTAGGAGGAACAAATGGCTAAAAACAAAACGTCAGAGACTGATCAGACGTTAAATGATGAAGTCGAAGAAACAGAAGAAACTTCTGAGGAACAACCAAAAGAAACAGAGGAAGAAGTCGAAGAAGAAGAGGAAGTGGTTGAGGAAGAGCATGAAGAGAAAGTCCCTTATTCACGTTTTAAGGACGTGATTGAGGAACGAAATAATCTTCGTAGTCTAACTGAAACACTTACTCAAATTGCTTCACAAAATAAAAATCTAACTCCCCATGATAAAGGTTTTGAATGGCCTGAAGGTACTGATGTTGAAACTCGTAAAGCTATCGAAAGCTATTACGATAAAAAGACAGGTGCAGACAGGTCATCTACTGAACAGATTCTTGGTGGAGTATTAGATAAACTTGATGAAGTTAAGGCTTTTTCTAGCCGTCCTGACATTAAGAAACATCTTAATGCTGTAGAGACACTTAGGAAGGAATTTGCCAATAAAGGGGTCTATCTTACAAGAGAGGATGCGTTTGATATGTTAGTAGGACGTGGAACGATTAAATCTGATAAATCTGGAAAAACTATAAGCGTTAAGAAAACTAATGTTAAGGTTTCTACAGAAAAATCTGGGGTTCGTGGAGAATCTTCTGATACAACAAGTAATAAAAAGAAAGGCCTATCTAAAATGTCTGATGAGGAATTAACTAAACTCTCAGATAAAGATTTAGAGAAAGCTATGGAAAACGTAAGATTTTAAAAAACACATTAAGGAGTGTGAGTAAGTAATGTTTAATTGGTTAAAAAATGTGTGCCTGTCTCTTTTGATGCCTTCTATGTCTGGTAGTGCTGGTGAGACCACAAGTGCAGTATTAGGTAATTATACTGTTCAGTCTGGTTCTGATGCTATTCAGTATATTGCACAAAAGACACTTCGTATTGCACACAAGGTTCTTCGATTTTATGATTTAGCTGAAAAAGCCAAGTTGCCAAGTAGAGAATCTAAGACATTTCAGTATACTCGTTATGAGAGGTTGCCCCTTCCTATCGCTACTTTGATAGAAACGGTTTCGGGGACTCCTGCTACAATGGCTATTACGACTGTCGAAGCAACTGCTGAACAATGGGGTACTTTTGTAACTATCTCAGACGTGGCCGAATTAACTATCAAACATAGCCCATTTATGAAAGCAAATGAGCTATTAGGGAAAAACTCTGGTGAATTGGTTGAACGGGAATGTTTTAATGTTCTCGTAACTGGTACATCTATTTTCTTCCCTGGTACTATTACGGCTAGATCTTCAATAACTTCAACTGATGTTGTTGGGGTAGATACATGGAGAAGGATGGTTGCTGATATTCGCAATAAAGGTGCGGATGGTATGCAACGCAGTAAGGATGCGGAAGATAATGAATTGGGAGACGAATATATTGCTGTTCTTGACCCATTCATGGAATTTGATGTTAGTTCCGATCCAGACTTTATTGATTCTGTGAAATATGCTGCTGCAAAGCGACTTTGGAATGGAGAGATTGGTAAACTTGTAGGAACACGATTCTTGCGATCTAATTCTCTGCCCACTCTGATTAGCTCTGCTGCTCCAACACAGGCTACAAATGAGGGTGGTGGAAACATCCCTTTGCGATATGTACGGACAATTTGTGTAGGTTATGATACTACATTTAATTATCCTACATTGATCACACAAGCTGTAGAGAATGATTTGGGCGCTGGCGATACTGACGATTCAGTTAGCGTAACTACACCTAATAACTCTGCTTATCGGTGGAAGATTTTTACAAGTAATAGTGCGTCTGCTGGTGCTGCTACTGCTACGAAATATCGTCAAGCAGGTAGTGGGTTTTTAGCACAAAATGTTACTGTAGAAATCGGTGATACAGCTAATGCGAATGGTACTACTATCTTTGCACTTGTTACTTCTGGCGAATCTGCTGGCAGTATCTTGGCTGAAATGCAATCTTCTACTAGCAAAGTCCACGTTGGATTTTTGTTTGGTAGGGAAGCCTATACTGTTGTTGATCTACAAAATCTAACTTCTACCTTAACCCCCCCTGGGGCATCTACAGGTGATGAGTTAGGTTTGAAGCGTAGTGTTGGTTACAAACTGATGTTTAAATGTGTAATCAATAACAACAATTTCTTTAGCCGTGTAGAGGCTGAATCTGCATTTGATTAATCTTAGCTGATGAAATGCTAATAGGCTAGGATTTGGGTGGAGTAGTACCAATTTATAAAATCTTTATAAGTGTTGGTGCGAGGATGATCACAAATAGCATGTGATGAGGGTTACTTTTGCTATACAAAAATAGAGGATAAAAATGTCCAAAAAATTGTCAGATTTTGAAGAAAGTTTATTTGAACCAGAATCTATTGAATTAAAAGGAGTTATAATAAACGCTGGTGAAGTGAAAACTGGTTATATAAGCCCTTTAAAAAGACGGGGTAGACCAAAGGGTTCCAAGAATAAAGTAAAAGATAGTGCCGGAGTAGCTCCAAAGGCAGAGCAGTTGCCTTGTAAGCAAACGGTTGAAGGTTCAAATCCTTCCTCCGGCTCCATTGATTCTAAGATAGAAAAAATAGAAAAATCATTAGACTTATTAACTCAAATTGTTTCTGGATTAGTTGATACTAAAAAGAAAGAACAAGATGATGCTGCCAAACTTTTACTAGAGACTGCCAAATCTGTTCAAGATAAGATTGAAAATACAAATGAACCTAAAATAAATGTTAATGTTGATCCTGAAATTACTATAAATGGTGTACGATATTATGGTTTGGTTAATGTGCCAATTAGTTTAGCAAATAGATTAAAAGATATGATGAAATCTAGATCAGATATGAGAGCAATGGAACCTGTATTTGTTGATCATAGAACAGGACAACCATTAGCTATATTGAAAGGATAATATAATGTTTAATTTTTTTAAGAAAAAGCCTGTAGCCATTATTCAGGTTTCAAGACATACAGCACCAGAAGAATCTGCTTCAATAACAGTTAATGCTTATAAACTTGATCGTAATGACATTTATAAGGCTATACAAGAAGCAGGGGAAGCTATGAGACTCCGATTAATGGAAAATAATAAAATTGCTTTAGATTGTGCCAGAATAGATGAAGGTGAAGTTAGCAAAGAACGGGTACAAGATGTGCCTAATAAGCCAATAAGGAGAGTGAAGTAATTGGCAACTTTTATTAGAAAGCATAGATCAGGGCCAATTAGACAAGGCCCTGTAGTTGGAACAATACAATCCCAGATTAATTTTTCTGGTAACGGGGATAATATATTAGTTGCTGTTTCTTCTGGAAGGATTATTAGAGTACATAATCAACTATTTGGACAACAGGAATACCCAGTAATGATCCTGCTGGATATTTAGAGATTTTAGTTGGAGCAAACGCAAGATATATTCCATTTTGGGTATAAGGAGAATAAATGTATAATCAAGAATATGTAGATCAATTAATTTATTTAATTGGTTTAAAAGAAGTAAATTTACAAATGAAAATGGCTGATGTTCTTAAATTATCTCCAATAGCACAACAATATGTTTTAGAACAAAAAAATAACAAAGAAATAGAAGATATGGAACGTATGAAAAGATTTTTTAATCAATATATAGAGGAAGTGAAATAATGGCTGTAAGGATAGCCAAAACTAAGATTATTCAGATTGCTCAAGAGAATGTTGGTAGAGGCTCTGAATTAAATACTATTTGTGACGATAGGTTAAATCTTATTGTTAGTCAGTTATATGAAGTATATAAATGGCCGACTAATCGTAAATCTGGTTCAGTTACACTTTCTGATAAGACTTGGACAGTTCCTACTGACTATTTAAAAGCAAATTTTCTGATGGTACAAAATCCTAATTCTGATCCAATAACATTTTTTGAAGTACCGATAATAAATTATGATGATTATAAATTAGGGATTATTCCAAATAGCACTGGTAGACCACAAAGAGCCAGTGTGTTAAGAATAGTCGATACTACAGGTACTATTACATTAGCTGGTTATGTATATCCTAAACCAGATCAAAGTTATAATGCAACTTTAGAATATACAGCAATTCAAACTTATGATGTAGCTGATGGAGATGCACCTGCATTTTTAGATTTACAAAGTTTGGTTGATCTTTTGGCAAATCAGTTAAGAGGAATGGGTTATGGTACAGAATTAGGTACTCCATACGATCCTTTTCTATTAGAAAAAGTAGTTCGTAGGATGCGTAGTAATATGGAAGATGACGGAATTTATCCTAAGAGAGCCAGGTTGGATAGACGAATTTTTAGAACAGGCATATATCGTGGAAGATTTTGGGGGAATTTTAGATGATAGAAACTATATTTACATCAGGTATATTAATTGGCCTAATTACAGGTTCATACGCATATACTTACAATAGCAATAAAAATAAAGCTAGTAAAGAAGATATTAAAGATTTACGGGATAGAGTCAATATTCTCTATAATCATTTGCTTAATAAAAATATAGATGAAGAATTAGAAAAGACAAATGGGGATAAAGATTAATGGAAAGAGTAATTAAATCCCTTACTGGCGGTTTAAACCTTCTAGTTCATAGCACACAACTTAATGAAGATCAACTACAAGTTTTAGAGAATATGGAAGTTAGACCCACGTCTGTAGGAGACAATCTTACTTATCTTGCCTTGACTGCTAGATTTAGTTATAAGAGACTTAATTCTTCCGATCTTAGTCTTGCGCCTGCTAATTTAATTGAATTTGTTCAACGAAATAGTGGTGTAGGAATAACTACTTTCACTGGTGCTGGACTTAATGACGGGACATTTTCTGGTACTTATACTGGCAGTACAGTTTTATCTACTTATGAAGTAGAAATAGATAGCTCTGTTGCATCACCAGATACTTTTAAATGGCGTAAAGATGCAGGATCATATACAACAGGCGTATCTATTACCGCAGGAGTAGCACAAACATTAGCAGAAGGAGTAAAAATTACATTTGCTGCTGCTGATGGGCATACTTTAGGAAATAAATGGACAGTTAATGTGTCTCCATCAGGTACTAAATGGCTTGTAACAGGTGGATGGGATGGATCAGCTAATTTTGTAGTTAAAGCATTACGGGACGGTCAAACATCACCAATAACAGTTAAATCTCAAGTTTCAAGCAATACGGCTATTTGTTCTTTTATGATTTTTAATGATCAACTTTATTATACTAATGGAGCCTTAGCTTGGCGTAAATGGAATGGATTAGACGATGTGGCTAGTACATATACTACTATTACTAAGTATGCTATTCAACATAAAAATAAAGCTATTTATTTAAATGATGTAACAAATAATATTCCTAATAAAATATGGATTAGTAATACAGGAACACCTGAAACTGTCTCTGCTAGTAATGGTTTTCTAATTGGTGATTATTCTGATGCTATTGTATTAGGTATTGATCAAAGAGAAAGAATAGTCATTGGTAAAGAAAAAAGTATGTGGTTATTTGCTTTAGCTCCGACTATCACAGATTCTACATTATTGAAAGGAGAACAATTTAAAGGCACAATCAGTCCATTGGGGTCTATGTATGCTTCTGCTGGTACATTTATTTATGGAGATAGAACAGGCATACAAACCTTATCTGGTCTCTATATGGAACCAGTAGTTTTACAACTTATAAATCAATTAAGAGGATTTAATAATTCCAAAGCTGCATTGTCATTTAAAGATGAGCAATTATTAATAAGCACATTATCTGATTCTGGACAAACTAGAAATAATAGAATATATTTAATTGATTTGATAGATGAAACTCAAAAAGTGTGGCAATATAATTTATCTATTGGTTGTTTTTGTCAAAATATCGGTAGTTTGACTTTTGGCAAAAGATTAAAAGCAATGGAAGATGATGGGACTAATAGATATTTTATTGAATTAGATGAAGTATCAAGTCCACAAGAAACTAATATTTCGTGTGTTGCTCAAACTAAAGACTGGATGGATTTAGAAAATGATAGAATTCCTAGATTACAAAAAGTAAAACATGTTATTGTTGATTTTATAGCTCCTAATACTTCTAATGCTTTAACTCTTAAAATTTATGGAGATGGGAGTTTAAAAGAAACTTTACCATTTACACCTTCTTCTACAGGGTTTAATAGACATATGTTCAAACCACGTTTAGATTTAAGTCGTGGATACCGTATAAGTTATCGTTTTGAATATACACAACCTGGATCAGATGCAACCAGGTTCTCAATTTTAAATTATAGTGATGAGATTATAGTAGAAACGAGGGTAGAATAATGAAAGGCTATGATTTTTCCAGAAAGGGGGCCACGCCAGATAGAAAAGATAAACAATGGGATTGGATTAATGAAGAACTTGAAAGGATATGGGATGCTTTATATAACCATAGGTTTCAATATCCTAATCAAGTTGAGGGACAAGATTTATTATTAACTTTACCTCATCCAGAAAATAAATTATTTGGATTAATTGTTCCTACATCTCCTGCTACCGCTGGTGGAGGCATGAATGGTTCTGGATTAATTGATGCTGTAAATTTAATTGGTGGAGTTACTACTAATCAAAGTTATGTAGAAGGAATGTATGGAGCAGCACAAACAGCAACAACAGCAGGTTCAACTGTTGGATGGAGAGCAGGACAAGGAGGTGGTGGAACTGTTGCTAATCCTAATTTATTAAGATTTTCTCAAAATCCATATTTTTTAGCTATTATAAAAACAGGATCAACTTTAACTGGGTCGAGGGTTTTTTGTGGTTTTGCTAATAGAAATGCTGCTTATAATAATACTGCTTCTGGTCATGATGAATCAATAGGTAGTAATGTAGCAGAATCTTTATGGTTTGGATGGTCAGATGATGGAACCACTCCTTATTGGAGATTACATCATTCTAAATCTGGTAGTACAGGATCATTTTTTATAAGTAAAGATAGAGATACAGGAACAGGAACAAATCATTTATCAACTGTAACTGCTAATACAATTTATATGTTAAGAATGTGGGTTTTATCCGATGCTTTTTTAAATGATGCTGATAACGTGCCATTTTCAGGAGTTTTAATAGTAGAAACTTCTATTCTTACTCCAAGAAATGATGCAATTACAGGAGTATATCCTAATGTTATTTACCCATTTACAAGAACAGATGTTCAAAGTTGGCAACAAATTTTACAAGATGACAGCGGCAATTTAATAGATGTTTCACAATCAGCAGGAGTAGGATGTCAGACAATTCATATTGCAGCAGCAGGGTCTGCTAATCAAATTTATTTAAATAGAATATATGTAGAACAATCTAATTTTCCATTAATTTATGGAAGCAATCCATCGGCAATATTTGGTAGTGCATATTATTTATAAGGAGATAAAATGATACTTCGTAAACCAACATTTGAAGATATGTATAAAACACTATTTTTATTTAGTGAGGACGAAGAAGAAAGAAAACAGATATTATCAGAATGGATAAATCAGTCTAATAATAATCCTCAATTTTTTTCCTGGGTTATTGTAAAAGAAAAGGATGTAGTAGCGGCTGTAACAGGATGGTACAATATGGAATCTGGTATTGGACATATGGGCAGAATAGAGGGGAAGGAACTATTAAAACAAAAATTATTCAATAAAATACTTAAAGAATTTGATCCTGAAAAAGTAACTATTAGTTTAGAAAAATTAGATAATTTCGCTGATCAATTTAAAGTTGACTCTTATAATTTATCTTGGATAAAAACAATAGAGGATATAGAAATTGAAGATATATCAGGCGAAGAAAATTGAAACAATTAAAGAAATTGGAGAGATACTTCATGCTCAGTTGGAACCAGAAATAGGGCAAGATTTGGAATATGTTGTAGAAGATTTTATACATTTTTGGAAAGATAATAAAGAAGGTATAATCTATGTAATGAAAGATGGGGAGGAATTTTTAGGAACAATAGGGGGTTTTCCTATTTCTAATGTTTACAATAAAAAAGATAAACAAGTATTGATAAGTTTCTTTTATGTTCTCCCTATACATAGAAATAAAAAAAGTAAAGTTAGTCTGAAACTATATAATTTATTTGAAAAGTGGTGTGTAAATAGAAAAATAATAGCTGCTAGTTCAACTAAGACAGCTAAAAATTTCTATAGAAAAAGAGGTTTTAAAGAAATAGAAACAACATGGTTGAAAGGGTTGAATAAAAATGTCTAAAGTAGGGAAAGTTTTAAAAAAAGCCGCACCTGTATTAGGCGGTATTGGGGGATTTATGCTTGGCGGCCCTGCTGGTGCAGCTTTAGGTGCAGGATTAGGTACTGGTGCTGCAAGGGGTTTTAAAGGTACAGGTATTGGTACTAGAATGTTAAAAGGCGGTTTAGCAGGATTTGGTGCAGGAACAGGACTAGCAGGATTGGGCGGATTAATGGGAGGAACTTTAGGAACATCATTAAGTAGTGGCGGTGCTTTAGGTTTGCCTTTTGGCAATCCTTTAGGAACTTTATTTGGTGGGGGACTTTCTAATGCTGGTTTAGCTGCCAAAGGATTAGGATCATTCGGAAGCACGTTTGGTGGAGGTGGTGGAGGCAATATGTTAAGCACCTTGCTTGGACAAGGAGGATTAATGGGAACAGGTGGTTTACCTGGAATTGCTTCTATGGTATTAGGCACTCAAGGGCAAAGTCAGGCTTTGGGTCGTTTAGGACAATTACAAGATATGCAATTATCCTCTATTGGTGAGGCAAGAAACTTAGCTGGTCTATCCCCAGAAGCAAGAAAATCATTAATGAATCAATATAGGGAACAGCTTAGGGCAGGACAAGCTGAAAGAGGAATTTATCAATCAGATGTTTCTGCTGCACAAGAAGCTGAATTAATGCCTATGATTGAACAACGATTGAGAGATCAGCAAGTACAACAGTTACTAGGAATTAGTGGGGCATATAATCCATTAATTCAATCACAAGCACAATTAGCCGGAATGTATTAATAAGGGGGAATAAGTAAATGGTTGCGCCTTTTTTGGTTCGTGCACTACAACAACGTGCTGCTGAAAATACTCAGTTATATATGCAAGATAGACAAATGCAGCAGCAGATGGAAATGCAGGAAAAAGTGAATCAATTAGCTCTAGAATCCAGAAAGAAACAAATGGAAATGGAAAAGGAAGCCGAATCTACATATAATAAAGAATATGGTAAAAGTATATTTGAAAATGCTTATTTACTCCCTGGCGATAATAAGGTGAGAGATCGTGCTAGATTTATGGGACAGATGATGATGGAAACCGGTATGTCTCCTGAAATTATTGCTCCATTTATTAAACCTGGAATATCAGAAGAATTGGGGCAAGCTAAATTAGAATTAGAAAAACAGAAGGTAATACAGGCAGGACAAAGAATAAAACAATCTGAACGTAGAATGGATATCTCAGAGGGAGCGCAAGCACTAGCTAAACAGAGATTTAAGTTATCAGAAAAAATATATGGTGAAAAAGCACCTGAATCTGTTAAATCTGCTCTTATGAGTTACAGAAAACTTATTGATCTTGCTGCTCAGGACGTATCACAAGGTAGACAATCTGATATGTCTGATGCTTTACAACAATATCAAGGAGAAATTGACACACATTCTGCTATTATTAATCAATGGGCAGATGAATTAGGATTCCCTACTGTACCGACAATAGAAGAAGAAACAGAGAACCCCGGTCTTATCAAATCATTTTTAATGAAATATGCTAATGTTCCAGCGGCAAAGAAAACTAAGTTAGGGACTAAAAATACAGCACAGAAACCTGTTGCCAATACAGTACAAAAAACTTGGAAAGAAAGAGCATCTCAATTAAGACAGGAAAATTCAAAAATAACACCACAAGAAATTGTTAAGAAACTTAAAGAGGAAGGGATTAAGATAGAGTAATGCCAATTCCAAGGCCAAGTGAATTAGCAAAAGTAATTAAATATTTAAAAGAATTTGGAGAAGTTGGAATAACACAACAAACTCCCCAATTAGGTACAAAATTTGAAATTGCTAAAGCCACATTCGATCCCGAATCTGTAAAATATGGTGTTCGTACGCCATATTGGATTGATTCTAATACTGGAAATACTATTACTAAATTAGAACCAGGGCAAATGCACGCAGATATTTCTGCTGATAATTTTGCCAAAGTTAGTAAAGTTAAAAATCCCTTGAGAGTTTCAGAATATGATGATTTTGTTACATGGGAACCAGAAGATATATATTCTGCTACTCCTAAACAAGCTGAAAATATTGTCGAACAATTACAAAAAAAATTTAATAAACCTATTGTAGTGCCTAGAGATCCTCAATATGGCAAATATGCAGGACAAGTATATGCTATTGCGCCTACCGGCCTGGCCGTATCTGCTGATGATGATTTTCTTAATCAAGTTAAAGAAGCATCTGATCAAGATGAATTTTTAGTACAGGTTTATCTTGAATCTATTCAAGCAGATAATCCTACCAATAATTTACCTGCCACTGTTCAGTCTGAAACCAAACTAGCTGATGAAGCCCATGATCAATCTATGTTGGATAAATGGGATAAAGTTAAAGAAGAATTTTTTAATGATCCAGAATTAAAATATTATCCTGGTCTGGAAGCTATTGCTAAAGTAGCTGATATTTTTGATCCAGTTACATCTTTTAATAAATTAAAGAAGTGGGAATATTTTGATGAATTAAAAACTAAACAGCCAGCTGATTCAAAAGATATAAAAGCATATGCTAAAGAACGGTTAGATTATTGGCTTTCTGGATTAAATGCAGTTGGAGATATAGGCAATTTATTTTTGGTTGGTCAGTTAATTAAATTTACAGGTGAAGCTACAAAAATATCTAAAATATTTAAACATACTTCTTCTCCTAATAAAGTTATTATTCCTAATGAAACTCAAGCTGTTATGCAACAGGCTGATGCAATTAATATTGCTAAAGCTGATGAGATTAGAAACACTGTATTGGAGCCTACTGCATATCCACGAGAAGGAACAGTTCTTAAACCTATTGTTACTAGAGAACAACAATTACTTGAATTAGATGTAAAAGATTTAAATGTAGTTGAATTAACTCAATATGGTAAAACCCAAGTTATTCCTACTACAGAAATTAAAGATATTAAAAAACAAATTACTAAAAAGAATAGACTTGATACACCTGAGAATCCTAATCCTACTGTATTTGAAAAAGTTAAACAAATTGAAGCTAAATATCCTGATCCATTTAAACAAACACCGCACCCTACTGTACAAGCTGCTGAGGAATTAGATACTAGACTAAGTGCATTACAAAATTATGATGATTTAGGAGAAGTAGGGGCTAAAACACCCTTTATGAAAGGAAAATCAAGAAATTTAACTGACACTGAAAAGAGTTTTTCTGCATTTGTAAATACAGCATTAGCCAGGATAAACAATCCTTATTCAGAAGAAATACTACAACGTATGTATCAGTTTTCTGATGATGCAGAACGTATGACTACTAGATATGCAGCACCATTAACAGAAAATATTTTAAGTAAACTGAGCCATAAAGAATGGAAAAATTATGTCGATGTATTAACTGACCGATATAATATGACCCACCCCAATGAAAAATTTAGAACATTAGTTACTGGAATTAAACCTATTAATGATAAAGTGACTAAAGCTATTAATGAAACTTTTAGTAAAACTAAAGAAATATTCGAGATAGCTAAAAAGGAAGGTATTCCAGTAGCAGAAGAAGCCAGAGAATTTTTTCCTATGCAACCTGTATCTGAAATACATGATGAAAAATGGTTAGACAAACTTGCCAAATATCTAGTAGATACTAAACAAGAAACCAATATTAATACAGCTAAATCATTGCTACAACAAAGATATGCTCTTAAATATGTAGATCGTCAATATGCAGGTATTGAGAAACCTAGAGAATTTACTGTCAGAGGATATGATGATCTAAAAGCAAATGGCTATAATGTAGATCGTAATGCGTGGGAAAATTATTTTGATAAAGTCTCTCATAGACTTAGTGAAGTCAAACAATGGGGCAGGAACGGAGAAAAATTTGAATTTTTAAGACAAAGACTTGCTACTACTCATCCTAATGAAGCACAGATAGCAGAAAGAGCATGGCGTAGATTAACTCATAGGGATCAGATTAATGTATATGCGAAGAAATGGGCAGATAGGGCAGTTAATTTTACTTATATGACATTTGGAGCGAAGATTGCTCTTATGCAGATTGCTTCAATTCCTTCTACTTTTGCCAGATTTGGATATTTCAGATCATTGTTACAGATTCCTAAAACTTTAAAATCTAGTGCTTTTGCTGCTCAAAAGTTAGGCATGACTGAAAGGGAATTTATTCATGATACAGGAACCATTTATACTAATTTTGTTAATGAAGCTAGGACTGTAATGTCCAGGACTAATAGATTGTCAGATAAATATACTCGATTTACAGGTATCAGTAAAATGGATGAAATTACTAGAATCCATGCTACTTGGTCGGCCAAGAGCTATCTTGATAGAGGATTAAAACAATTACGAGCAGGAAAAGCTGAAAAGTATTGGGAACGTGCTTTAAGAGAAGTGTTTGTAGACATTAAAAAATTAAAGGCAAATGGTTATAAATTAGATAATGATCAATATATGTCTATCATTAAACGCATGACTGATTCAACTATTGGTAGAACCAGGACATTTGAATTGCCTATATGGGCATCTAGTCCTTATGCTAATACAGTTATTCTATTTAAAAAGTTTGCTGCTTTTCATACAAAATTTATGAAAGATCAAATATTAAAACATCCTGAACGCTGGTTGCCGATGATGGTAGCACAATATCCGATAGGGGCAGGTATAGCTGAGATTAGAAGCAAATGGACACAAAGAGAAAGACCAAAAGGATTAATGTATCATATTGATAATCTGTCTATGGTTCAGGCTATGGGTTTATTAGGGGATTTTATTCTACAGGCAGATAAAGGCAGAGATATGTTAATGCGTACTGTTGCAGGGCCAGTGGTGGGTAATTTGGTAGATTGGGGTGCTATTAATACTCAAACTATACGAAAATTAATGGCAGGTGATCCTAAACCGTTTAAACAGTTTAATAATAAGTTTATAGATCAATGGATTGCCCCAGTACCTTTTATTGGGCCATATTTACAAACTGAATTAAAAGATGTTTTATATCCAGAAATGAAAATTAAACGTAGACAAACTTTAAGAAGGTAAATGGTGATAATATTTGAAACATAAATGGACAGTATTAAAAGTTATATGGAATTTGGCTTTAATGAGTATGTTGGTTTGGATCAGTTTTCAAAATGATCTTCAAACCAGACTAATGGAATTTGGATTTACTATTACTACAGATAATCAAGTTATTATAGAGCAACGGATTATAGACCATAATAAGTGTATACAAGAGAGAATATAGTATATTTCGAGTGTAGAAACCATGCTGTAGAAGTGAACTACTACACTTAAAATGTACTAGTTATTGATTAGAAATAAGGCTATTAAATAGTCTAAGTCATATCTTACCCTTACTTTTACTATTTAGGGGCTCCTAGAGGCAGCTAGGCCCCTTTAAATGGCATTTTAGAGCTACTAATGACTTATTTTCTATTAATCTCTTTAACAGTCTGACTACATTTCTCCAATTCCATTTCGGTAGTAAGAACATAGGCAAATAATTGTCTCATTTCCTCTACCGATAAACAGATAAACCGATCGTTTGATACACGAATTAATTGACAGTCTTTAAATACAAGGTTAGGTCTGACCGGAATAACAGGTTCAGGAAATAAGACTTTAGGTGTAACACAGCCAACTAATAACATAAAACTTACAGTTAATGTAAGGTATTTGTATTTCATTTTCTATTACTCCTACATTCAGGACTACAATATTTAATTCGTGGTAAGCTCATACCAGCAACAGTTAAATCTGGATTCTCTATATCAAATTTACCTTTTTTAAGTCTTTTAGCAATAATCTCTTTTATATGATAGGTTTTAAAGAAGATAGTTTTACAAACTTTACAAACATAACCTAACTCTATGGGTTTTGTAAGATCAAGAGTTTCTTGCATTTTTAAATTAGATTTTCATAAAAATGTATCTGTTTTTTTGCTATATTTAATGTAGCCTCAGCTATCCAGTAACTAATCTCAGGCCAATTAACATCTTTAGCTTTCCAAATCTTTTTCTCACATACTAGACATTGAAATATAACTGTACTATTCCCTGAATCATTGGGTATCCTATGCCATTTATGTCTACGATCTAACATGAATGATCCTCATATTTGAGAAAAATATCTCCCTAGACGTTCTCTCCTAAAATATACTTCAAATTCAGGGTTTTTTAAATCTTCTTTTAATCGGGCTTGTAAGGTATGTACTTCCATTTTAACAGTTTGTTCAACTCTAAGCATTGTTAACCAAGTTTGGAAAAACAATCTGTTTTTAATAGTGTTCTCCTTTTCCCCATTCATCATTAAAGTCCTTTGCTGATTCTGCCCTATCACTTGTTTTAAACTTCTCTGTATAATCTTTTTCTATTTCTTGGTGCTTTTCTTGTATTTTTTCCTTTTTCCTTCTTCCCTGTACTTCTGCTTCTAACCTTCTTGTTTTTGCTTTCATCAATTCTAAACGCAGATAAACCAGAACCAGTAGTCCTGCTCCCAAAATCCATTTCCAAAACTTCCTCACCAATTCCATAATTACGAAAGAACTGAACATATTTTCTCACCTTCTCTACTAATTGTTGATTAATTGTGTTTAATTGTGATAATTCTTTCTCTTGCTTTTCAATAATTTCAATTGCATTTTCAATAGTAGCTTGATAACAAATATGAGCCTCATTAGCTACAAGAGACATATTATAGTTATATTTCCAAGTAGGTAGGACAGTCCAGCGTATCCATCTGTGTAATATATGTTTAAAATGCCTAAACCTCATGCTCAGAGCTATATGAAATTCTTCCGGTATTTTAATGTATTTTTTCATTACCAAATACCACACTATTTTGTCCTTTAATGAACCCCTCTTGGAGACCATCTATATACAACCCTTCTAGTTTAGCTATGTGTTGCCAAAGGTCTATTAAAACCTCATTAATTCCATTAGGCCAAACGGACGTATCTGCAAAATGTGTTCCTAGTCGGATAGTCAAGTCGTTGATTAAATCTTTAGTAGTTTTTAAATTAATCTCACCTGTAGATGTTTCTTTAGTATTAATTGTCATTATTTTCCTCTAAAAGCACTTACAATCTCTTTAAACTCTTTTAGTCCTAATATAGATGCAGCTAAACAAACAAAAGGCCACGGGCCTAAACCATCAAACCAATAAAGAGCTACTAAAGCTGATAATACTAAATTTTTAAAACTTGTTAATTCACAAAATAGATGTTTAAATCTATTATTCAAAACATCTATCCAATTAAGTTCATAATTTCTAGAATTTTCTAATGCTTTCATTCTACTCATTGGTCTAATCCCATCTTCTACTTCCTACTAAAAATGGCACTTCTCTGTCAGAATTAAATGTATATGATACAGCAGAATCAGGAATCCAGATAACTCCATTAGTCCCATCAATCTTTTCAGTTATTATACATTCTCTTGACAATCTGGGAATTTTAGCAAATGTTTTAAATTCCATATTTAATATTTCTTATCCTTTGCATCACCACCTATTTCAATGCAAATATATACACTACCTACTTTATGAATTTTACCATGCAAACATTCTCTATTCTGTTTCCACACATCAGGTTTAGTAGCACAACCCAGCAAAATAAGGATAAATGATAATAAAATAAAGCTTCTCATTCCTTTACCATCTTCCCATGACCTTTGGAATTATACACTTTAACTGTGTTACGTTTACCTGCAATAGACTTTTTCTGATCTTCTTCCATAGTCTTAGGATGGCTTTTATGAATGTTTCTTATTAGTTTTCCTAGTCCTTTTCCGCTCATATGTAGTCCTCACTCTTTTTACACCTAAATCATAAAATATATCAGAAGAAACTAACCATAATATGTTGTTTAAAGCAATCTTAGTCCCAAAAAGATGTTGATGTTCTTCAAACATTTTAACTACATGATTATTTAACTTCATATCTCTCCTTCTTTTTCATATAAAGGTCTAATAATTCTGCTGCCTTTCCTTTTAATGGTCTATCATCAATTAAATTATTAGTCGTTATAGCATCAATTAATACTCCTAAACAGGCTTTGGCATGAGCTAAATGTGGTTTCCCACTATCAGATGCAACATCTTCACCATCTTGCCAGGCTAAAATATGTCTCAATAAAGCTGCTATATATATAGAACCAATTACTTTATTAGCTCTCCAATTATAAGGCCCATATTTCTTTGCCCCCTCTTCAAAAGCTATAGCTTCATAAATGATAGAAGAAGGAGGGACTAAATTAAGTTGTACTTTTTTAATTCCTAATAAATCTTTAGGGTTAGTAGACATTAGAATCTCTTTCTTAATTTATATTTTCCATTATATTCAATTAACTCCCATCCATTTTCTAAAAACTTTTTAACTATAATCATCTATATCCACCAGGGTTAAAAGAATTGCCCGACTTGTCTCTAAAAAATCCTGGTATGGCACTATCTACTTTTTCCACCATTTTTTCAAGATCAATACTTAATTCTAAATAAGGAAATGTAGGATTTTTAATCAATAAGCCTATTGTACGCAACTGACCTAGTAATGTATCAAGAGCAGATACTTCTTCAAAATTAAAATTAAATTCTTCTCTAGTATCGCCATTTTTAAAAGTAAAAACATATTGATTATCTGTATATCTAACTGTTAATGTTTTAGCCATTCTAAATTGCCCCCCTTATGGTGCTATAAATAAAGTTGACAATAGCATATAATACAAAAATTATAGCTAATCTATATTCCCCTAATTGTGTATACTCTATTGCTGCTAGAATATACATTATCCCTGCTAATATTAATGCTGGTGTAATCATATTTCCTTCCAATAATATCTCGATTCTATATCTGTCATACGGAAAATATAATCTTCCGCTTCCTTTCTTGAATTAAACGATAACATTGAATAAGTATATCCGCCTTTACACCATATCCAAAAGAAACAAAATCTTTGCTTTACAGCATACTCTTGTAAATATTCGTTGTAAAAAATCTTGTATTTATTCATAAAGAAGCATCCTTTAAATCATATGTTTTATATTTAGTTTCTAATGTATTAAAACATTGTTCCCAAGTTTCAAATACTTGATCAGCCAAATGGTGAAATATATGTTTCGGTTTCCCTACAACCCAAACTAATTTATAATGGAAATGTCCTAACGCTAAGCCTAGTTCTACTGATTTTCCAGTGGATATATTTTCAGAATCCATAATAAATAGATCAGCAGATAATACTTCGGCCCTATCTTTTTCTGCTAGTTTTCGCTTCCATTCATATTCTGACAAAAAATCAGATTTTATTGTTTCATCTAACCAAGTAGAAACGACATTATGTCCTAATGACCATAGTTTGTCTCTAACTGGCCTCATTTTAACTCTATTTGTAAAACTAGCACTAAGATATATTTTCATTCTATATCCTCTATTCAAACGTTACTTTAAATCTCTTGCCATTTATATATTTGTAATATAGTCTTTTAACAGCTTTATTTAAATCATCGAAATCAGTAAACTCATCTAAAGTTTCCCCATCACGTTCAAATCTTCCAGACCCATCACTGTAAATAACAATATTAACAAAACTATCTCCCAATTTATTTTCAAGTAATTCTAAAAATTTTGTTATCTTCATTTTCCATACCTTTTTTGTAATTTAACAATATTTGCTTCTGCAATTTCATTTAATTTTAATCCACATTCAGTAGCTAATTGAGATAAGTACCAAAGTACATCTCCTAATTCATATTTAAGTTTTTCACGATCTACAGGGGAATCCGATCTTACTGCTTTTTTAATTAATTCTACTACTTCACCAGTTTCGCCAGCTAAGCCCAATACAGGATAAATATATGAACAACGGCCCTTGTCTCCAAATCCAAAAAAATCTTCATTATAAAAACTACTGTATAGACTAGGATATTGTGCAGTTTTTTTTGATTTTTTTTGATATTGCTCAAAATTCATTTTATCTCCTTATTCTGAATCCTTTAAAATAAAAAACATCCATACTAAACTTGTAATCCAATAAATTAATATACAGGCAATGATAAAATTATCCAAGTAATTCCTTTCTTAGTTGTTCTAATCTAGCTAACCATCCTTTTAAAAATACTTTATTTTTACTAATTGATCGAACTAGAGAATAATAAACTGATTCTCGTTGTCTTAAATACCGTTCAATAAGACTATTTTCTCCTGTTTGTTTTAATTCCTCATTAAATGCTATCAATGTCTTAGGCCCAAATTTACCATCCACAGGAGTACAAACAATTTTTTGTAATATTCTAATTGCCATAGTTACACCATGATTTATTGCTGCATCAAAATGAACAATAGCTAATTTTTCTGATAATTTATCTGCCCCAGAAGGATACCAATAATCACGTTTATATATCGCTTTGGCTTCTTCTACTGTTAGATTCGGTATATCAATATCAGGATATGCTTTAGATGAAATACCATATTTAGTTTCTCCACCAGAATCATGGGGATGGTTTGAATAACCACCTTCAAATTTTAAACTAGCTGCTACTGCTTTTTCAAAATTCATACACATCCCCAATATGAGTAGGATGATTACACAAAATCTTTTCATATATTTTAGACTTTCCTCTCCCTATATGTCCATTAAGGACACCCTCATATCGCCTCATCATCTTACTCATTGTACACAAATCCTGACATTTTCAGTCTAGTCCTCAATATCTTTTCCATTTCAGGAAAAGGTTTTAAAAATTCTACTAATTTACTAAATTCTTTTCCAGTAAGGTTGCCTTTAAATAAGTTACAATCAAGATCAATTATATCCAAATTATCTAATTCATTTGTCCCATTTCTGCTTAATGCGATATTATGATCAATAGAAAATGATCCAACTGTAATGGGTTTCTTACAATATTTACATCTATTACAGATAGAATCTATAATTTTATTTTTTAGTTGTTCCTTCCACTCTTTAGTTACTTCTAGTTTCTTTTTCTTTCTGTTACATAAATTCCATATAGCCTTACTGATTCTGACATTTAACGTCTGCTGTTTTTTCTGTTTTCTCATTTGTCGGCCACACCAAACTTTGTATGTTGTTATCTATTGTTTGTTGATCGCCAAAGCACCATAAATTACTAAACGTACAACCTTTACAAAAATGCTTATATTCAGCTGAATCTATAGCATATGGTTCCGGCAACAGTCTATTATCAAAACTTTCTTTTACTGAATCCCACCAATCTGTAACTTCTTGTACTAATTCAGGAGTAACATCTATCCAAAAAGACCTTCTTCCTTTATAATCCAAATCCTTTGCGATATATAATATCTTTACCTTGTCAATAGGATACTTGTTATTGATAATGAAGTATGTTATTTCCTGGTAAATATTGTGCTTGTGTGGCCTCTTTTCTTTTACGATATATCGCCAGAATGATCCAGGGTTGATAGATTTAATACTATAAAGAACATTTAATCCATTATCGTCTCTGACTATTACATCTATTGCGCCATGAATAAAATCATGACCACTTAAAAAAGTTTCACAAGCTACTACTTTGCCTGATCCTTTTACAAGATTTTCAATAGCTTCATGTATAATCTGTCCTAACCAGAATATCCATTTCTGATTTTCAGTATGTTCTTCTTCCTCAGCATTTAATCTATTTAGAATAGTAGCTCTTTTACAGTATCCGGCATTACTAGCACTAAACTTGGTTTTTGTTTTTCTTTTATTACGTCTTGCCTGATATGCTTTATCTATCTCTACATCTATTAACCATTCGAGAAGATCATATTTTTTAATTTCAGCCATTAATATACGTCTCCATTTTCTTTAATCTTTTCATCTTCATAAACTGCTACTGCACGTCTATAAAACTCCAATTTACAAGATTCCAAAACACCTATTAATTTATTAAAATCCTTGTATCTTTTGGGTTCTGTTGCTAGTAATATTGAAGTTATTGTCCAATTTAAAATTCCTGGATCAGTTTCATTATTTAATTCAGATAATAGTGGAAATACTTTTTCTTCTCTTTTAATATATGGCATTTACTTCTACCTTTAAAATTTTAATTGGATGACTGTATGTTGGAGATTTATCGGATCATTTCCTATCCGTACTCCCGCCATATACCCCACAGTTAGGTAGGTGCTCTATCCGTTTACAAAAGCAGATTGCATCCCGTTTTAGCACCATCCAATTTGATTATTCCCCTACTGCATCTTCAATCCTATCTGCTTCTTCTTTGGCTACTAAATCTAACACACCAGTTTTTAGATACACAAAAAAGTGATCTGATAAAACCACAGTTTCTTTTAAAACTTGATCGAGAGAAAATACTTTCTTGCCATTAGGATTTAATACTCTAGCCTTTACTAATTCTGCTGCTACCTTTAGCGCATTGCCTCTAGACATAGCTTCATTAAATCCACCACCACTACTACCGGAATTGCTGGCCGATACAGGAGTAGTTACACCACTTACAGTGGGGGTAGAAACAACAGAACCAGATTTACTAATAGCCTTAATCTTTTCAAATCCCTTCTCATTAGTTTCTGAAACAAATTCGACATTATCACCTGGATTTAATCCTTGAGCTAGTTTATCGCTCCATCCGATACTAAAAAACTTGTCAACACCTGCAACCGATATAACTACACTCCATGCCTTACCATATTGCCCTCTATCTTTACTAAATACTTTCTTAAATACCCCTGTCATTTTATTCTCCTTCTGTTATTTTACTTCTTCTTTTTTATACCTATCTTCCCCTTACAGTTTTATATATATCATATCTGACTTTAAAAGTCAAGTGTCAATTTTTGTCAGAGAATACAAATTATTGCCAATTTTATGCTCTGCATTGTATTTGACCTTTAATTCTATGTCAAAATAATTATGGAAATATAAATCAAAATCATTATACACTGTTTTTACTATATCTATAACTTCTTTTTCCTCTTTTGGACAAACATCTACCGTTATGTCATCATGTACGTCAAGACAAACATGGCTTTCAAAACCCTCTAAATGGTGGGCAAGTGTAATTGTCATGATCTTATTAAAGTCATGGCCTATGCCCTGAATGGGGGCATTTAACCCCTCATTGTAGTTTGATGTATGCCGACCTCTATGAGTGTATGGATGTTCAACATAACCTTTTTGACTAATCTCTTTTCCTCTCATTTCAAAAAATTCTGACATTTCTGGATATCGTACAACTATAAGATCGTGGACAAATTCTGTTGCTTGAGGCCAAGTGAAACCATACTCATTGACAAGACTATAGCCCCTACCACCAAATATAGTGCTAAAATTAGCGTTCTTAGCCCTAGTCCTATCAGGCAAGAATTTAAATCGTTGTAAGGTTTCATCATGTATATCATATCCATTCACTAAATCATCAGCCAATTTATGTTTACCTGTAAATATCCAAAACATTTCTGCTGCCAATAATGCTTCTAATCTTGACCAGTCGCTAGAAAGAAGTTTACCACCTGGAAACTTGCTTACTATACATTTTTTAAATTCACTGGTTTCTGGTCTGGGCATAACTTGTATAAACTTTTCACTTAATCTACCTGTAACTGTACCAGTTGTGGAATAATTTGGATAATAAATATCCTCTATCAATTCATTCTTAAACCCAATATTATATGTCCCTAACTGTTTATTCGCTTGTCTTAACTCTAGTAATAAATTAGCAACGGGATGATCTAAAATTTTAAGAGTATTTTTATTAATACAATCATTTCCTTTATCGGTTTTTGGTAACTTTACTTTTTCTCTTTTAAAAAAATCCCTTAAATCATTAGTTCCTATCAATGCCTTAGATTCAAAATCTACTTTCAAACCATAGTTTCTTAAGGCTTCCGCTGCCTTATTTCTTTTAACTTCCCAAATAGCTCCTTGTCTATTTAGTTCAATTATATCTACTTTTACCCCTTTCATTTCCATAGTAGTTAAAGCCTTGATATAGTCCATAAGCATCATAAAAAGAGGCCATTTGTTCTTTTTTCTTAAAACTGGTTCTGTTAAATCTTTTAGCTGTTTAGTAAAGTAAAGATCATGGCGATTATATAGTTTAAGCAACTGAATATCGCCCACATAATCGCTGTTACTGAAATCAACCAAATACTTGTAATTAGGATATTGGTATAAGACATGAGCAAGGTTCTCCAAAGAATAACTATTTAAATCCTCTCTCAATAAATGAAAAGCTATTTTAGTGTCATAAAGTTGTTTAGGCCATTCATCCCAAGTAGGAAATTGTTGAAATAAGCATTTAAGATCAAATTTTAAATTAAATCCGATTAAATTATCATAACTTTTTAAAGTCGGATATTCTAAATCTTGTGATAAACATTCATCACCTAAAAAACCATTAAACAATACTCTAAAATCAGGATGTTTATGACGTAATCCTATCGTTTCTGCATCAAATGTAATATCCATATATTTTATCCAATAAAATTACCTTTATCCCATTCAACTTTAAGGCAATTAAAATAATCTTTCACATACCGCTTATGTTTTATACCTGTTATCCAGATATCTGTTTTGTTTTTATCTTGCACCATTCCGATAATAGTATCTGCTATTGCTCCTTTATACATCTTAGCTTCTGATATCATATCATCTCTAAGTCTGTAACACCAGGGTTCTTTACTGTAATCTATATAAGAAATTAGAATATGGTCTAATACAAGAATATGACAGTTATTATTTCTTGCTATGTTTGCCAATGTCATTACGGTATCTCTAACTTCAAATCTGGATTCCCCTAATCCTCTTTGACTAGGTATTCTGAAAAAATAATCTATAATCACCAAACCTGGATTTATTTCTTTTATTTGTCTTTCAATCTCGTTCAGTGTTACAGGTTGTTTAGTAGCATCTAAAAAAAATATATCCGCATCATATTCTTGAGCAATAAATTTAGCATCATATTTATTTTTAATACTACCTAGCATATCTTCATAAAACACATGAAGAACATTAAATCCTTTCTTTCTAGCATTACTTCCTATAAAACATGCTAGGTGGGTTTTACCTGTACCCTGTTTAGCTATAAGAAAAGAAGTCTCTCCAACACCTAACCCACCGTCCAAATAAGAATCCAGGCCATGTATTCCTGTGGGAATGGTTTCCACTTTTGGAAAAGACTGGTCTTTTAAACTACTGTATCTATAAATTTGTGTGGGAATAGGACTGGCTTCCATTAATCTATCAGAATTATTTAAAGCATTTTCGCTGTCTGCCGAAACGGTATTATATACAGAAACCGAATTAAAAGAAGGGGAATACTTTGATATGCTTTCTGCTATTGTTCTAACTTCACTTTCTGGTAATGGTGGGATACATCTTTCCATATTTGTTTCATATAAGGCCGTAAAAATGGCATTAAAACTTAACCCTTTTCTTCGCATACTGCCAGCAAGTGAAGTAAGATAATTATTTCTACCACCTTGTAAGATAGGTGTAGTAAATTCTCTAAACCCTACAGATATTCGTGGTTCATTTAATTTTTCTTTCAATTCTTTTGGAAATTCTGCCAATTCACATTCCCAAGGAGCTATAGTCCATTGATAGGGTTTACCTGTATCAGGATGTATGCTTGGCGGGATTACAACATACCCGTTATCGCTTCTAAGGTCTACTTTTTCCGCAATCTTTCCGACACTGTTTCTAATTCCCTCTTGATATTTAAAATAGTAATGAAACCCTCTTCCTGTAATAGCACAAGGAGTTAGGTAAAAAGCAACTTTGGAAAGTATCTCAGTATCTACTTTATCAATGTCTACAACTATAATTCCTGATACTTTACCAGTTTGAACACCTATATTTCCTTCTTTTTCAATATTAAAAACATCTTTATTTTGCCATTCCTTGTTTATTGGTATTTTTCCATTTAAATTCAATAACTTCCATCTTAATTTTTGGTATTTCTCAATCAAAAAAGACTTATCCATAAGTTTAATCGTTAATCTTTTTAAAGTATTATAGTTTGTATGTAATAATTATACTATACTACACTGCCTCTTTTTGATATATAATATGTCTCATCATCAAGAGTGTGGTTTCCTTTATCTGAAAGGTAAAGAGGTAGATTAAAATATAGTCTAGATCTTAATTTTGCTTCTAAAACATCAACCCCTCTTTTCTTTAACAGCTTTTTAACCGTATCATGTCCTGTCTTTCTTTTCCATTGGTTTTTATCGTCAATTAACATCTATACCCTCCCCATACAATCTAATATATACCAGTTTTAATTATTAAAGTCAAGAGAAAAAGATTAGTAAAAATGGATAATATTTTACCACTCCATTGAAAATTTTTCTCTTTACCAATAAAAAGAATCTATCTATTAAATATAATTCTAATAATATAATACAAAATAATATTATTATTAGTATAGTATTTATATATAGATAGTTATTTATATATGTAATTATCTTTTTCATATATTATATTTATATATATAGTATATATATTATATATACAATAATATATATAGAATACTATATAGAGTATATATAATAGTATATATAGAGGGTTTATATATCTATTTCTTCAGGTTCCTCTGTTATACCATATTTTCTAACTATAAGCATATAGATAGAAGGCATTATCCCTATTCTATAAAATTCTTTCTCTCTTTCGCTTGTATAATAACCAAATTTATTTGGATCATGTATTCTGTACCCACAAATAATACACCTGATATCTAGTGTCCATCCTTGATTAGAGAAATGCTTTAACGGCCCTTCTAAACTATTTTTAGCCTTACATTTAGGACATTCCATTAATTTAGCCTCCATTTCTATTAAAATTGCCACATAAAGGCCTCTAGCTGCCTTTAGGGCGCTATTAATATAATAAGTAATAGTTTACCATTACTTTAATATTATAATCGTTTGTAAGGCAATTTAATCCATTTCCTTTTCTATTGAAGGTTCTTGTGGTGGTGAAAGTAATACCCATTTTGTGTTACCACAGTATAAGTCAGGTGTACGCCAAATTCTTCCATATTGATCTAAGGCGAATAAATCCTCACTTGTTGCTGTTATTTGTTCAAATCGAATACTCATTATAAATATCTCCCTTCATTGTTAACAGTGTAAAACATTGATAGTTGATTTAAGGCCGATTTTAAATATAATAGAGTAGCTTCTAGCCCGTGTTTAAATCCGTCATAAGAATCATTTCCATCTCTTACAATTTCAAATACCCAAACTGGTTCAGTTATATCTTTCCAATAGCCAATAGCATCATAGACAGTAAATCCATCCGATAATCTGGATATTTCTTTTATTATACTTTCTAGGTTAGTATCATACAAAGAAGTATAATAAAATTCTTTACAATCGTCATTCCATCTTTTTTTCTTTCCAAATTTTTCTATATGTTCTTTTGTAGGTGTATATGTTTTTGGGATATATATTTTATATATCATCCTGTACCATCCTTTCTTAATCCTGTCTGTGTTTCTGTTATTGTGCTAATCAATGATTTTAGAGATGTAAACAGATACACCAAGTCTCTTTCTACTAATTCATCTAACTCAGGCTGACTTAATGCGTTGCTTACCACTTCTAAGGCTTCTTTAAGTTTCCTTTTATCGTGATGTGTAAATGACATTTTGTTCCCTCCATGTTTTTAATTAAATGAATCTAACCATTCGCCACAAAACTGACAAACATAGTTATTTTGATCTGCTGATTTTTCATCATAATATCTTGAGCAAGTTGAACAGATCATGTCAAAACTATGTTCTTCCTTATCTTCTTTATCTGCATACCACCCTTTAAGATATTTAGTATAATCCCACTTATCCTCTTTATAAGTGTTATTAGAATAGAATGAACCGGCCACCTTTTCAAATCCTCCGTACATAAATATTTTGCCTTCTCTATTCATCAAAGCGAATTTAGAATGAGATTCTTTTGCTACTAAATCTAAAATGCTTCCAGCAGAATTGTGTATTTCTAGTTTAAATGGATCAATGACATGGCTTAATATATCCCTTACAAAAACCTGTGAATCGGACATATGGGTTGTTTTATCTTCCATTAAAAGTATACCATTGTGGGCGAATGACCATGTGGTATGAGTATAAATTGAATCTAATTCAGCTTTACTGTTTATGATAGGAAAAGGATGTGTCTGTTCCTTATTCACAAACCCGCTAGTGGCAATTCTAAAGTGTATCACTAGTGGTAGATTTTCTGCCTCTTTAAGATCATCATAGAAAGGGACTAAAGATTCATACCCTTTACTTATAACTACTTTACCACTATCTTTATCAGGGAAACAGAATCCCGCTCCATGTGGATTATTATTCCAGCAAGTCTCTAATGTTTTAAAATCAGGTAGTTTAACATCTTCTGGTTTAGCTATTATTATACACATACATTTTCCCCCTCCGTTTTGTCTATTTGTTTTTTGGATATACCAAGGACCCTTACTAAATAATTCTCTAAATATTGTGTCTTGCCTGAGATAAACTCTATATACTTTAAATATACATTTTCTTCTAGTGATTGAATGACACTAATGGTATCTACAAACTTTACTAAAAGATAAATATATTCTAAAGTAGCAAACAAAGTATTTTTGTTTAGTGTTCCTCTAAATGTTCTAAATTCTATTGTACTTTCATTTGTAAGATTTACAGCTTCATATCTATCTGTAGTATTCAGATATTGGCCTACTTTAATACCCTGTTTCTTTTTACCTATAGCTCTACAATAACTATTTCTAGTTCGCCTTGACAATGCTTCTACAAATTCTATATTATTTTCAGTAAAAAATTTAATTTTACTAGTTTGTAAGGCTGTTAGCTCTTTTTTACCAACATGGACGTGCAAACCACAGGTTTCAGTATCATGAGACTTATAAAGTTTTTCTTTTAGAAATTTTAAAATCAAATCCCAGTATCCGCTTGTAAGATGATATTGTAAAGTAGCCGGATGAGATACTATCTCAATACCATCTTCTAAAGATCCATCATCCTTACAATATATAAATGGGTTTGCAATATCTAAAATATGTTTAGCCGCATCTTTCCGAGATGTGTTTCCTGTATTTTCAACCTCTAACTCAATTCCCATAAAAATATCGTTAGTTTTTCCATTTTTACCATAAAATTTAAATCTTTCAGGTTTATATTCATAAAGGTGAATGTAACAACTACAGCAACCCGCACAATTAGAACATTTATAACAATCTATTTCATATTCATTACAATTTCCGCAGTAATCTATTGGTGAAGTCGATTGCTCTTCAAAGCAAGCATTACAATAATCTTCTGAAAAAGGTGTTATACGAAAAGCACAATCCCTACAGTATAGATTAATATCACATCTCATACATCGTACTATACTTCCAGCGGGGTGATAACATAAATCAGGCATGATTTTTTCTCCTATTTATTAGGATTTAGTATAACACTATTCTGTTACTTTGTCAATCATTTTGAGTAAGTCAGAATCTTCAAAGTCAAGTAGTTGGTAGTGATATTTTAATCTAAATTTATATAATGCTTCCTCTTTACTACAGGCATAAATATATTTAGCCCAGTCTGGAAAAAGATAGTCTCCGGCTATAAATAAACAGTATTGATGTATTTTGTGAACAGGGTACATAGTTTACTTCTCCTTGTTTTTGTTAGGCTTAAACCTATCAAACTCAGTATGATCTAATGATCTGTCTTTAGAGATACGTTTAAGAGTATCTAAAGGCTTCTTGTTAGCTTCTTTGACTACTTTTCTTATCATGCGTTTGTAAGTCATTTTGTCATTCCCCACAGTGAAATAAATGGTTCTGTTGGATTGTTTTTGATTAGCTGGTGCATTTTATCTAACCTGTTCTGGTATTCCACCAATTTGGCTAAGTTACTACTAATTAAATTGTCAGTAGATGTTTCTACCATACAAACACTATTAACCTTTGTCTCAGTGGGTAACACAACTGTACTTTGATCCTTAGTCCTGCCTGTGCGTTTACCAAAGGCTCTACTCTTGCCATTACACTTACCACATAATTTGTAGTCAGTTCTTACTTTATCACCAACCCTATAAACTGGGTTATGACATCTTACACAGTCAAATATTTTATTTTTGGTTCTCATGTTTATATACCATTCTTTCATATATCATGTCTGCTAATCTTTCCAAGGTTGTTTTTTGAGATACTAGCTTGATCTGGTTTACCCATAATAGATACTGAACATCATGTCTTGATAATCTTTGGAATTGAGATAGCTTCATGGTTATTTCTCCTTTATTTTAGTGTATTGGTTTGCATATTGTAGAGATATAGAAGCATAAAACGTGCCATACATATTCCAAATCCCATCCTATTGATATTATTAGCATCACTTACATACTTTACATATATACCTATGTACAATATAGTACAAAACTATGTACTTGTTTACACATATTGGTATAAATAGCTTGACATAGTTAGTCCGGGCAAGGTACACATATATGTTTCAAATATGAAACAACCTATATATAACTTGATATAAGCCAATGGATATGTGTAGGATAGAGATAGAGTGGGTAAATGTTTACCATTAATGGATATATATTTACATATATGTAAGGATATGTGAGGGAGCAGAAGGTTATGTAAAATTTGTGGGGGAGTGGGAGTTATCAACAGGTTATCAACATGTTAATATCTTGTGGATAAACTGTGGATAAGTATATATGTGTACAGAATTGCCCATTCCCATAGGTGGCCTGTCCCCATTTGCATAAGGGAAGGTAACTGGGGACTGAGTAAATTTAAAACTTTTGCATGGAGGGTAAAATGAGGCAATAACCTGTAAAGATTTGCATAGATAAAATTATTTTTACCAAGGGCTTGACTTTTAGGAAAGAATATGGTATATATTAAGATGTAAGGAGGGTATGGGTAAATAAGACCTGAATTACCCCCTACTTTGAAAGATTATATATCATTTCTTACAAAGTACTTGACTTTTAAGAATAGATATGATATAATAAGATTATAGGAATAGATATAGTAAAACAGCCAATTATTGATTTAGACTAGTATGTATATATATTAATATATACTAGTATATAATACATATTAACCCCCTATATATTAATATATACTAATATATGATATAATAACCTCCTATATATAAATATATATACTATTAAATATAATAATATATAATAATACATATGTCTATATATAAAAACATATATTATAAATTACTAAATATATATAATAACATATATAATAAATTTATATATAATATATATATTTTAAATAATAAATTAAATAATTCTAATATATTCTTAAAACTTATATACTTGATAGTATTTATTATAGTTTTCTATCCAGTAATTGGTTTATTGATTATTATTAAGTTTTTAATATATTCTAGATAGTATACTAGGGCTTCTAATATAAAAGCCCCCTATATAGTATATATTCTTTTTATTGGCTAAAGTATTTTTATTGGTGGGGTTAGAATATATGTTCAGAATTAAATTTGATATTCCACTGTCTCTTCGTGAAAAGATAGAATCTCAATTATGTTTTGATAAAGTAAAACAAGTATATACAACTAAAAAACTGTATGATGATTTAATTAAAGTAATTGATTCAAAACCTATTTTACTTATAAAGAACTGTGGTGGTTATTTAGGACTGAATGATGAGGATGATAAACATGATACCATTTCTATTGATCCTAGAGTAAGAGTGGGGGAATTACCAGGGGTTTTAATACATGAATTATTTCATAGTTTATTTCCCCAGTTAATTGAGCCAGAAGTATTAAAACTGGAATTTTGGTTTATGAAAAAGACTAATAGTAAACAAGTAAGTAAATTGGTTAGTCATGCGTTTAAGAAATGTGGATTAAAGTTTATTAAGTATACAAAAAGGGTAGTCGTAGATGACATCGGAAAACGAAAATAAGTCAGCGATTAGTCAAGATATTAGTCAAGTCGACCCTGATTCTTCTAAACCTGTACGTTATCATGGCTTTGCTGACCCAAAAGTAAATGCTAAGGCCAGAGAAAGAAGTTTAGCTACTAGGAGAAAGAGACAACAAAAGATTATGGATGTTTTACCTGGCCGTACACAAAACCTGGAATCAACTGAGTTGACTGGACAAGAAGTAGAACCGATGGCCGATCTAGTATCTGGTTTTACCCCTACCATCATTCAGATGCAGGTATTGGCTGTGGCTCTGTCTATGGAGCATGGTGATTCAATGCGCCATTGGTTTAAAGTAATAGGCCACAATAGAAACACATGGTATCATTGGATTAAAAATCCTTTATTTGTTGAATGGTGGAATAAGGCGTGGGAAAAAGGACTAACTCAGTACAGGTCTGAATGGATTGCCATAGGGTTAAAGAATATGGCTATTGACAAGGATTATTGGAAGGAAATGGGGAGTCGTATATTTGATTTTATTCCTAAAATAGCTGTTAAGGAAGAAAAAACAGAAGATGAAGAAAAGCTAACTAAGGAATTATTGGATTTATATACTGACATAAATAAAGAACGTAAAATGAAAACTGTTGATGGTGAAGTGGTAGAAGTTACACCATTAACTGATGAAGAACAAGTTGATAAAGAATTAACTGAATTAAATAAGCACGTTTCAGATGAGGGGGATAAAAATGCAAGTAGTAACGCCTAAAGTAGTTGTAGATACAAATATATTATCTGGTATAAAGGTTCATGGAATATTAGTAACTGGTGATGGAGCAAATGTTGGTGTTGTTACATTAAAATATACGAATGATAGTGGTGCTGTTCTCGGCGTACTGCGAGTAGCAAGTACAGGAAGTTTTTTGTTCAATCCAGATTTTAAATTTACTATCGAAACTTTGTATTTTAATATTGTTGGGACTCCAACTGTAACAGTTTTTTACACTAAATAAAGGATTTTAAAATGGTTATTAATGCAGTTAAATCTGATGGATGGATAACTAAAATAACTGAATTTATTTTTTGTAAAGTTTTTAGATTTAAGAGAAAGGCAAATGATATTGGATTACATCTTGATATTAAGATTAATCCTATTGCTGTTTTCTCAACAGAGTTATATTATTTTAGAATCCGTTTATTTTTTCCTCCATATTGTAGTATTTCATTTGGTAAACAGGGTACGAAAGGTTTTCAGGTTTCATTTGGGTTAAAATATGATCCTACGTCAAAAGACTATCTTCCTGGCATAAACGTCAGGATAAATCTATTGGGTCATTCAAAGCCCGCAGATGATCAAGCAAGTTTTTAGGGAGTATAAAAATGTCATTTGATTCATTTATTTTTAAACCATTTAGTAGATCAGTTGGACAAGGAGCTATTCAAGGAGCAACACAAGATCAAGTTAATTTTAATGGTAATGGAGATAATGTTATTATAGCTGCCGTCCCGGGCCGTAAAATTCTTGTTCGAAAGTTATTACTAATTGGTTCTGCTGCTTCTAATATAAGATTTTATAGTAATCCTAGTCCTACTACTCCTATAGGCGGCCAAATGAATTTTTCAGCGAATTGGGCACTGGCATTGGATCATGATGATTTTGCGATAGTTACTAATCCAGGCGAATCTTTAATCTTAAATTCATCTGCTGTGATACAAGTTGGCGGATTTATAGTTTATAATGTGCTATAATGAAAAGTTTTGTGATAATAAATAATAAACAACCGATAATTTTCAAACAATCTATTTGGAAAAGAGTGAAAAGTTATGTCCGATGTAGATATTGTTTCTGGAACAGGTAGTGAAGGCCAGCCTGGCTCGCCAGGCCCGTCTGGACAAGATGGAGATGATGGACAACCAGGCCCTCCAGGACAACAAGGACCAACTGGTTCTGTTGGAGCAACAGGAGAAACAGGACTTCAAGGGCCTCCTGGAATGTCAGGGGAAGATGGTATAGAAGGCATTTCTGGACCACCAGGACTTCCAGGATTACAAGGGATACAAGGATTTCCTGGAATTTATGGGCAAGCTGGTGATGACGGAATAGATGGTTTTCCTGGCCCTCCTGGGCCAATAGGTCCTCAAGGAGTATCTGGAAGTGGAAATGAAGGCACTGCTATATTAGATTTTGGTTCTTCTCCTTCGGAAGAAGCAACTGTTACAGTAACAGGCCAAACTTCAATTCTTTCAACTTCTCGTGTTAGAGCTTATTTTATGGGTTCTACAACAATAGATAGTAATGAAATAGATCATTTACAAGCAGCACAATTTATTAGAGTAGTATGTGGAATTCCTACCGCCGGTTCTGGTTTTACTATTTATGCAGTTTGTGATAGTTTTCAAACAAAAGGATTATACAATATTATGTGGTCATGGAGTTAAAGGAGGATAATAAAAAATAATGGCAAATTGGTTTATGAAATTAATTGGAAGTTTGTCTGGAAATGTTGCTGAGGTTGATGCTAATAATCAATTAAAAGTAGCACTTCCTTCACTATCTATAAACTCTGGATTTTCAGCACTTACAGTTGAAAATGATAACGGGAGTATAGTGGGAGTGAGAATCATGAAGAATTTGCGAGCATCTCCACTTCGAGGAACCACTGGAAAATTAAGTGTTGGCCTAGATGTATTATTATTTAATGAATATTTTCCAGGTTCGGCATTAAATTCAGCTTTATGGACTGCTCCGGTAACTACAATGACTGTGGCTGTAGCAAATAATGTTGTAACATTAAATAATGGATCATCTACTGCTAATGGTGCTGTCGCCCAAGTCCGTTCTTATAGACATTTTCCAAGTTATTTTTCTCCTGGAATAATTTTTGAATGTGATGCTCAATTTACTCAAACACCAGTAACTAATAATGAATGTATTTGGGGTTATGTATTGATGTCTGGAACATCTGCTCCTACCGATGGAGCATATTTTATGTTGAATACGGCTGGTCAACTTGTATGTGTTTATCATACGGCGGGCATTACTATAACATCTGGTCCTTTAAATTTTAATACTCTTATTGGAACTAATGTTATAAATACATTTAGAATTGAAATAATAAATAATAATATTCGTTTTTGGATTAATGATGTATTGGTTTACAGTGTCGATAATTCTGGTACTATTGGATATAGCATGAATTTACCAATTGCATTTCGTGTTCAAAATACGGCAGTTACATCTGTTGCCCAACAAATGAAAATTACAGGGGTAAATATTTCATTGGAAGATGGGATACATCATAAAGAATGGAGACATACTTTATGTGGAGCAGGAGGCCATTCTAGTCAGGGCCAAACTGGTGGAACAATGGGTAGTACAGCAAATTATGCTAATAGTGCTAATCCAACAGCAGCAGTGCCTACAAATACGACAGCAGCTTTAGGGACTGGCCTTGGTGGTCAATTTTGGGAAACTGATACATTAGCGGTAACTACAGATGGAATTATTTGTTCTTTTCAAGTACCAACAGGTACAGCAACACTTCCAGGTAAAACACTTTATATTACTCGTATCACACTGGATTCATTTGTACAGACAGTTTTGGTAGGCGGCCCATATGTAGCCAACTGGTCACTAGCATATGGTCATACAGCAGTTTCATTAGCTACTACAGAAACAGCAACTAGCAAAGCACCTAGACGTATGACGATAGGCGCTCAAGCTGTAACAGCTGCACAGGCCGTAAGTACAAAAGTCGGTACTCTTATTGATTTAAACTTCGATTCCCCAATTGTTGTTCAACCAGGAGAATTTGTAGCATTAGTAAAGAAAAAAGTGGGAACGGCTCCCACATCAGGAGTAATTGCACATCTGATTAGCATTGGTGGATATTTTGAGTAAAGGAGTGAAATAAATGGCAGGAACAATAAAAAGAACATTTGGCCCTTTAGCTTTGACTACAACATTAACAACTAATGTTTATCAGGGCGGGGGGGGGTCGTCATTAATTTATGATGTAATTCGTCATATTCATATCACAAATAAAACAGCATCAGCAGCTACATTTACTTTATACTTAGGAGCTAGTGGAGCTAACGCCGCTGGTACGGAATTGTTTTTGGGAGTTAGTATTGCAGCCAATTCTTCATTTGATTATTATTGTATGTTAAAAATGACTTCTAGTGATTATCTTGTTGGTGGATCAAATACATCTATAGCTTTGACAATTACTGCTGAAGGCGAGCAATATGTTGTATAAGAGGAAAATATGTTTACTATAAATGATTTAGTTTTTATTGTTGGGAAACAATATTTAGAAAATTTAGAATTACAAAAACAATTAAATGAAATGAAATTAGAATTAGAAAAATTAAAAGAAAATAAAAAGGAGAATGATTTGGAACGTGAGTAATGAAATTAAAAATCATATTTTAAATGAGGAAGTATTAATTTTCAATCTTCCCACAATAGCCACTTTACCAAATTCGACATATACCCATAAAGAGACACAAAAATGGACTGGTGGAGAAGTTAAATTTGCCCCCTGGCGACAATATTTTAATGTTTTTGAAAAAGATTGGCTACTAACTTATAATACCCCATTTAATGTAACTAATAATACTTTTGGCGGTAGAGATAGTGGTAATTCACAAGCCAATATTGCTATGGCAACTTTTTTTAATGTAGCCGAAGGAAACAGCGGCACTAATTCATTTAATATTTGGTTTGCCCCTCCAAGTACAGCGGGTACACCACCAGATTTTAATGCTGCTACTAGATATACCTGGTTTGATGGAAGAACAGGAGGCAGTCCTATAGCTGGAAGATTTAGAATTGAAACTGCTGCATCTATGCCCGCAGTTTTACAATTAAGGTCTCATGCCACTGTATCTCCTAGCGATTGGGCTTTAGTTTCAGAAATAGATAATACATGGGGAATTTATAGAGCATATGAATTAGCCCCAGTTAAAGTTATTTCTGGAGACGCTAATGGAAATTTTAAAGCCATTGGACAGTTAGAATCAACTTTACCAACTGTTAGCGGCTTGCCTCCAATCAAAGTAACGAGCAGGATTAAAGTACAAAATTTAACTAGCGAACGGATTGAAATATTGCCTACTGCTTCTTTACCAGCGGCTTCTTCTGATAATGATGGTAGAGTTATAATTGAAGATGGGGGAGTAAATAGTGCAAATTTAATAATATATAAGGGCATACAGCGATTTAAGATAAATCAATGGGTAACTTTTTAAAAATAATTATAAAAAATTAGGAGCAAACTGACCGCTCCCTAAATTAAGGGTCAGAAACAATTAAATAAAAGTAAGGGGAGATTTAAAATGGCAACAATTAGTTTATCAAGAAAGGCCCTGAGAATGGGTAAGGCGGGCGTACCTGTCAATGATTGGAATGATCTGATAACGGTACTTAATGCTATAGTAACAC